TTTTACCGCAAACTTTTGATTGGAAGTCGATTTAAGCACGAATTTTCACGAAGTTTCCAAATTTTTGAGTATATGTGGGGCATACCACCCCCTTTGAGGGCGCTTTTCACGTTCACCGCCGCACTGCTTATATTTCTCGCAGAGTTGAAATAATTGGAAAGGATATACAAGATGAGCGAATACAAAGGCATGGCATATTTGAAAAAGAAGCTTTCTTCAAAGGCTTCGAGGGTCAATGTGCGCTATGACTACTATCACATGAAGAACGGCCTTACTGACATGGGCAAAATGATACCACCAAGCTATAACTGGATGCGTCCTGTACTAGGCTGGTGTGCAAAGGCTGTTGATACCCTTGCGGACAGAATAGTATTTGACAGCTTCGAGGACAACACTTTCTACGTCAACGAGATATTTGACAACAATAATCGTGACGTGTTCTTTGATTCAGCCATTCTCTCAGCGTTGGTATCCTCTTGTTGTTTTGTGTATATCTCAGCTGATGAAACAGGCTATCCACGCTTGCAGGTCATTGACGGCAGTAACGCTACTGGCATTATCGACCCTATCACAAATATGCTCCGTGAGGGCTATGCAGTGCTTGACAGGGATAACAATTTCAACCCCACTATCGAAGCCTACTTCACAGCCGAACAGACAGAGATATATCGCAGAGGCTATGATGTTGAGATCTATGACAATCCTGCACCTTACCCTCTGCTTGTGCCTATCATATACCGCCCTGACGCCGTTCGTCCTTTCGGTCACAGCAGGATATCAAGGGCGTGTATGGAGCTTGTGCAGGAGGCTATGAGAACGCTCAGGCGGTCGGAAGTATCAGCCGAGTTTTACAGTTTCCCACAAAAATATATACTTGGTCTTTCGGATGATGCCGAAAAAATGGACAAGTGGGGTGCAACAATGTCCTCACTGCTGACTATCACCAAAGATGATGACGGCGGCAATCCTACTGTCGGACAGTTTCAGCAGCAATCCATGTCACCATACTCTGAGCAGCTTAAATCTATAGCTTCGTTGTTCGCCGGAGAAACAGGGCTGACCCTTGATGACTTGGGCTTTGCAACGTCCAACCCTGCCAGCTGTGAAGCGATCAGAGCGGCACACGAAAATCTTAGGCTTACCGCACGCAAGGCTCAGAGAACGTTTGGCAGTGGTTTCCTTAACGTGGCTTATCTTGCCGCCTGCGTTCGTGATAACACAGCCTATATGCGCTATGCTTTCAGTGACATCAAACCGCAGTGGCTTCCCATTTTTGAACCTGATTCTGCGGCACTCTCAGGCGTGGGTGACGCTATTTTGAAAATTAATCAGGCTGTTCCTGACTATCTGGGTGCAAAGGGTATCCGTCAGCTCACAGGCATAGAGGGCGAAAACAATGGCTGATATCGGTGCAGAACTGCTTGAAAAAATTCGTGCCGAGTTTCAAAAATCGTGCAAGGCTGATAAATACATTCAATCGGTTTTAAAGAAAATAGAGGGCGGCACTGCGAAAATGGAAGAAGTTGCCCTGCTATCGAAACAGCTCGGATTTAGAGTCTCTCAGGCTATCGGTGCACACGTCAACGTAGCGGCATTACCTGATGGCAAGATGTACTACAACATTGCCGATACCATACTCACGGGCGTGCTCAAGGACAACTACAATGTTATAAACTCCGCTGCCGCAGAATGCCAAAAAGCGCTTGACAGCCAAGCAGGCATAAACATCACACCTCAGCAGGCTGCCTTCCCTACCGAGCGTGTGCAGGCGGTAGTCAATGCGGCTTCTGTACCAGATATTGCAGAAGAAGTTATGATACGGCGAATGACAGCTCCGGCGCAGAACATCACCGAGAGTTTTTACAACGATTATGTTCAAAAAAACGTGAAGTTTCGTTCTGATGCAGGACTGGACTGCTACATCATTCGCAACGATCACGGCGGCTGCTGTAAGTGGTGTTCAAAGCTTGCAGGCAAATATCACTATCCCGAAGATGTTCCGAAAGACGTTTACCGCAGGCATGATAACTGCGGCTGTACTGTTACATACCTCAACGGCAGAAAGGCACAAAACGTGTGGAGCAAGACCAGGTGGGACATCTCAGATGAAGAGCTTGAGCAGATGAAGAAAGCCGGTTCAAGACAGCCTGTGAGGCTTGACAAACGTGGCGTAAGTGGTATAATGAAGGAAAATAGCAGTATGGCTAAATTCATTCCTGCTGATACCATTGAAAATGCCAAGGAATATACACTAAAATTTGCCGACAAAGTTAATGTGAAAAATGTCAAAAATCTCAATTCACTTAATACGGTGAATGAAACATTAACTGACTTAACTGCAAAATACCCCGTTGATAAGTTACAAGATATAAATTGTTCGTCAACACTAAAAAAAGCAAACGCTCGAGCAAATGGTAGAGGATTGGATATAAGCACTAAATATCTTAACGAACCACCAGCAATGGTTACCGATTGGAAAACAAGGAATGAGAAATTTGCCAAGCTTATTCCTGAATATCAAGCAGCAATAAGCAGTGGCAAATATAGTGCTGCACAGGTCAGAAAATTAAAGAAAGACCTTGTTCAAATAGAAGAAGGCATAAAATATAGCCGGTGGAGTATGTCAAGTACATTCAGTGGCACAAATGCGGTAAAAGCAACAGTAGCACATGAATATGGGCACATTATTGCAGATCAATATTTCGGGCAAATTAACAGAGGTCTGTATTGTGAAAATTATGGTGATCCAAGAAGTGTGAAAATAAAAAGCATGGTTGATGATGCTTTTCGCAAGGCAAAGCAGACAGGCGATATTTATAGCATTTCGCAGTATGCAAGCACGGAC